GGTTACAACGAAGAGCTTCTCAAAAGTGTAATCAAGAACAGATGGCATCTCTATCAGAATCGTCCTATCCGGGATATCGCTGAGCTCTTCCAGATCATGCGGAAGATCATCAATAGTGCTCCCAGCCGTGTCAGGGCGATCCAGAAGCTGATGGAGAAGCACGACAAGATGGTAATCTTCTATAACTTCGACTATGAGCTCGAGATCCTAAGACAGTTGGGCAGTGAGATTCACGTCGCTGAATGGAACGGCCACAAGCATGAGGAGATTCCCAACTCGAATCGATGGCTGTATCTGGTTCAGTACGTGGCTGGGTCTGAGGGTTGGAACTGTGTCGAGACGAACGTGATTGTGTTCTATTCGCTCACCTATTCATACAAGAATTGGGAGCAAGCTCATGGCCGAATTGACCGACTTAACACTCCATATCGCGATTTGTACTACTATATCCTTCGTTCGAAGAGTATTGTAGACACGGCAATCTGGAGGAGTCTGAAGGCAAAAAAGAACTTCAATGTGCTTCAGTTTCCAATGGACCAATTAAATGGGCAGAAGTAAAATAGGGGGGTTAGAAAGGGGGGTTGGGGGGAAATCCCTGCAAATCAACTATATTTGTAGCCAGTGTCCGGATGTTCAGATATTAGATATTGGTTAGGTCACGCCCAAATATATCTCAAAATACTTTCCCTACGCGCGACTACCTAATAACTAATAAGGAATTAGATATTAAGTGGGTAAAATATAAAAAGTTTTCCCCTCAAGGTTTTTGGCCAGATATTAGCTATTGAAATATCCACCCTCGTCAAGGCACCGCCCTTTGCCAAGGCTGCGCCCTTTGTCAAGGTCAACGAATAGGAGAATTAAATGGCAGTTTTTGAAGTACAGGGTATTGTTTCTTCTAATGATGGTCAGCCTTATGTTCAGGTTCGTTCTGTGGAAGATGACGGAACTGAGAGTGCTGGATTTCAGTTTCCTGTATTGGAAGCTCGTGAGGTAGCACAGAACATTATCGAGGCTGCTGCTAATGCAACGTATGAAGCCGCCCTTATTGCGTGGGCCAAAGATCGTGATCCTGTTAATGGTGAGGCTATGGGTATTATGATGGTAGATGCCGTTCGTCGTTATCGTTCTGACAAATGGGGACTTCCTTCTATGCCTGTTGATTGGAGGAATGATGGATCCGCATCAGAAAGCGAGTAATGAAGATCTAATGGCATGCCCTGATGTGAATTGTTCGGTGGTAATGTTCATTCGATCAACAGAATGTCCATCATGCGGTACTCCAGGAGACCTTCTTCGTAATTCACTAGAAAATCGTGGCATTCCTGGTTGGGCATATCGAGTTCAAGAAGATGACTGAGGAATGGAGACCGATCGATCACTTTCCTGGTTATAGTGTCAGCACATTTGGTCGTGTGCGTACCGACAAGACTGGATGGTTTCTTGCACTTAACGTAAATCAGTATGGCGTATATCAAGTGGGTCTCATGAGAGACGGAACTCAATATCATAGATCAGTTCCTCTTCTGGTTGCAAAAGCTTTTCTTGAACCAATCTCTGGTCCTTTTGATACACCCATCAATCTAGATGGTGATCGTTCGAACAATCATGTCGATAATCTAGCGTGGCGTCCTAGATGGTTTGCTATCAAGTACAATCGCCAGTTCAGATATCCTTATGACAATCCTATTCCTACGCACATCATCGATTTGAAGACTGGTGAAATCTCAGAGAATTCATTCGAGTGTGCTAAGCGTTATGGTTTGCTCGAGAAGGATATTGTGCTCTCCATCATGAATAGAACCTATGTTTGGCCTACTTATCAGGAATTTGCAGTATTAGATATTGATTAGTATAAAATTCGCAGAATATAATGGAGAGGTATAGGATAACCACTTTTGTTTTTTCTGCGAAAGAGGATCCATGACCGAAGCACAGTTTCAAACTCGTCTAATCAGGAAGCTGAAACAGCTATTTCCTGGTTGTGAAGTCATGAAGATGGATGCACAGTATCAGCAAGGGTTTCCTGATCTTCTTATTTTGTGGAACGATAAGTGGGCTGTCCTAGAAGTTAAAGCATCAGCTAATTCTGACGTTCAGCCTAATCAAGACTTCTATATCAAACGACTTGACCGCATGGCCTTTGCTTCCTACATCTATCCAGAAAATGAAAAGGAAGTTTTGAATGCGCTTCAACAAGCATTTGAACCTCCAAGGAGAGCACGCGTTTCTAAGTCCTAGCTCACATCACTGGATTCATTATACTCCTGAACGCCTAATACAAAGATGGACTGCCGCACAAGCTGGTGCATACGGAAATATGCAGCATGACTATGCACAAAGAGAGATCAACGCTGGTCGCCTCTCCGATCTCGTTGGTACTATCGGTATGTACATCAATGATGGAATCCGCTATCGTATGCATACTGAGCAAGTTTTGTACTATTCAGAAAATTGTTTTGGAACAGCGGATACTATTTGTTTTAGGTATAACACTCTTCGAATTCATGATCTGAAAACTGGTGTTACTCCAGGTTCTGTTCATCAGCTAGAGATCTATGCTGCTCTATTCTGTCTCGAGTATGGTAAAGATCCATTTAAAATCAAAATGGAACTTCGCATCTATCAAGCAGATGAAGTAATTGTATATGATGCTGACCCAGAAGATATCGCCTTTATTATGGATCGTATCCGAGAGTTCGATAATCTTATCTCCCACAGGATTAGAGAGGAGGAGTCGTGATTCGTACTGAAGAAGAGCATCTCGCGCATTACGGCATCCTTCGCCGTTCCGGCCGTTATCCGTGGGGATCTGGTGGAACTGAGAATACGAGAAACAAGAGATTTCTCGAAACTGTAGAAGGATTGAGAAAAGAAGGAATGACCGATTCCGAGATCGCCAAGGGTTTCGGAATTACGACCACACAGCTTCGTGCTGCTAGGTCTATTGCTCTTGCTCAGCAGAAGCAGGAGAAAATTCTTACAGCCCAGAGACTCAAGGATAGAGGCTGGTCCAATGTTGCTATTGGTCAGCGTATGGGCCTTAATGAATCTTCGGTCCGTGCTCTTCTTGCTCCTGGAGAGAAAGACAAAGCCGACGCTCTACATACCACAGCCAATATGCTTCGTTCTCAGGTAGAGAAGAAGAAGTATATCGACATTGGTGGTGGAGTAGAGAATCAGTTGGGTGTGACTCAAACTAGATTGAACACTGCTGTAGCTGTTCTCAAAGAAGAAGGTTATACAGTTCATTCAATCAAAGTTCAACAGGTTGGAACAGGAAAGTACACCACTGTGAAAGTCCTGGCCCCGCCAGGAACAACTCTCTCTGAAGTTCAGAGAAATCGTGCTGACATTCAGCAAATTACTGACTACTCAGAAGATGGTGGTCGTAGTTTTCTGGGTTTGCAGCCACCCATTTCTATCAGCTCACATAGAATCGGGATCAATTATGCTGAAGATGGTGGGTCCAAAGCAGATGGTGTCATCTATGTTCGTCCTGGAGTCAAAGATCTGTCGCTTGGTGGTAAGCAATATGGTCAGGTACGTATTGCTGTTGATGGAACTCACTATCTCAAAGGAATGGCCGTCATCAAAGAGGATCTTCCTGATGGTGTAGATCTAGTCTTCAATACCAACAAGTCGAACACAGGTAATAAGAAAGATGCAATGAAAGAACTTTCTTCTGATCCAGACAATCCGTTTGGATCTATGGTTCGACAAATTCATGGGCCAACTGGCAAAGTAACTTCGGCAATGAATCTTGTCAACGAAGAAGGTTCTTGGGATACATGGTCGAGAAATCTTCCATCTCAGATGTTGTCGAAGCAGAATCCTAGTCTGGCTAAGAGACAGTTGGATCTCACTCATGAACGCAGGCAAAGGGAATTTGATGAGATTAATTCTCTTACTAATCCTACAGTTCGTAGAGAACTTCTTCTGCGCTTTGCTGATCAGACCGATTCTGCAGCTGCTCATCTTAAAGCAGCCAATCTTCCAAGACAGGCGACTAAGGTTATTCTTCCAGTTCCCTCAATGAAGGAACATGAGATCTACGCTCCTAGTATGAGAGATGGCGAGAAGGTTGTACTTGTTCGCTTTCCTCATGGTGGAACGTTTGAGATTCCAGAACTAACAGTTAATAACCGAAATCGTGAGGCAAGAAAACTTTTAGGTACAGCGGCACAGGATGCTGTTGGTATTAACCACAAAGTTGCACAGAGACTTTCGGGTGCAGACTTCGATGGTGATACCGTCCTTGTAATCCCGAACAATAAGGGACTTGTAAAAAACACCCCCCCTCTAAAAGATCTTGAGGGTTTTGATCCAATGGTGTACAAGATCCCGGCTGATTCACCGATTCCTCGTATTAGTGCTGTGACAAAGCAGCATGAGATGGGGAATGTTTCGAATCTCATTACCGATATGACAATCCATGGTGCCGATCACACAGAGCTAGCTCGTGCTGTTCGACATTCTATGGTAGTCATTGATGCAGAGAAGCATGGGTTGGATTACAAGCAGTCTGAGAAAGACAACGGTATCCTTGCTCTCAAAGAGAAGTATCAAGGAGGGAAGAAAGCAGGTGCCTCAACTCTAATCAGTAGAGCTGGTGGCGAGATCCGTGTGGCGGAAAGAAAGCCTCGGTCTGCTAAAAGAGGTGGGCCTATTGATACAAAGACTGGTGAGAAAGTCTTTGAACCAACAGGTCGTACGCGTCCTGAACGTAAATTGGTTACTGATCCTATTACGGGTAAGAAAACCTATATTGATACGGGTCGTACAATTCCAGTACAGATCAAGACAACGAGGCTTGCGGAAGCAAAGAATGCGTTCGATGTAATCCCTGCTGGTAGAACACCTACCACTATGGAAGCCATCTATGCTACGCATTCTAATAGACTTAAGGCTATGGCTAATACAGCTAGAAAAGAAGCAGTCAATACAAAACCCACCCCCTATTCGCCATCAGCCAAGAAAGTTTATACTAATGAAGTTGCATCCCTCAATGCCAAATTGAACCTGGCCCTCAAAAACGCCCCCCTTGAAAGACAAGCCCAGCTCCTAGCAAACTCCGTGGTAGCCCAGAAGCGTCAGGCTAATCCACATATGGAGCCTGAAGATGTAAAGAAGATAAAGCAACAAGCATTGACTGAGGCTCGTATACGCACCGGTGCAAAGAAAACACAGATCGTTCTTACACAGAGCGAATGGGATGCTATTCAAGCGGGCGCCATCAGTACCCATAAGCTAACAAAGATCCTAGCTAATAGTGATCTCGATAGTGTTAAGGGTTTGGCAATGCCCAAGCATGCGCCTAAGATGACGAGCACTATGAAGCAACGTGCACAGTCTATGCTTGATTCTGGATATACACAGGCAGAGGTAGCAGATCAGTTGGGTATTGGCTTGACTACACTCAAACTAGGATTGAATGGGTGAGCATGGCTGATACTGAAACACAAACAATTGAATATATGTTGACCACAGTCGACAATCCTTTTGATCCATTCACTCAGTTCAATGAATGGAACGCCTTCGATATTCGAATGGGATATGGTACTGCTGCCTTCCTCGCCCGAATAGCAAACGTATCTAATGATCTATCTGATGCCGACCACGATAAGGCTATCCAAGATGCTATTGATGAAATTGTAAATGAAAATGTATCTGGTATGTGGAAGAAGGTGACGCGTTCTAAATTCTCCACGTCATAGCCTTAGGCATAAGTATCTAGTTTTGTGGAAATAATTCAGAGATGATCCTCATGCATACCTATCACTCTCATCTAACTAATAAATATAAATTGAAATTAAAATTGAAATTAATATTCAAAATATTTTTTTAAATTTATTTTGAGAGATTAAAAAGATAGGGGGAGGGGGGGTCGCCAACCCTACCCCCCCTATGCATT